TATCACCAACAGATAGATTCAGCGGATTCCTTAACTTTACTATGCAAGCTCTTGGTACTGCTGGTAGCTTAGGATGGACACCTTTGTCTTCAGATAAAAGATTAAAAGAAAACATCAAGCAAGTTGGCGTGTCACCTCAAGGCTACAAAATCTATGAGTTTAACTACATAGGTGGAGACGTACGATTCCGTGGAGCTATGGCTCAGGATGTATTACAAAAGAATCCTATGGCTGTAGGTATAGATCAAAACCATCTAACTGTTGATTACCGTAAAATAGACGTTGCTATGGAGGTTGTATGACATCATCTTACGGAAACGTCATCGGTACTCCACAAGACGAGATACCCGATATTAGTGATACTAACTATCTAGCAACAGAAGCTGACATGACAGCTGCCGTCAACGAACAGATTGACGAGAACATTAAGGACACTAAGGAGTTCTATAATGACATGATGAAGATAGAGGAGAATAGATATAAAACAAGAGATAGAAGATTAGAAGCCATATATAATATAACTGGTAAACTAGCTGAACTCTACCCCACTGAAGCTGAAAGACTAGAAAAGAAGCTAAACGATTACAAGCTCAGTCAAGATAGAAAGAATCGAAACGAGCTTGTCAATCGTACTGATAACGAAACATCTTACAATGGTCTTAAACTAGCAGAGTTTATAGGTAACAACGAAGACACTAGAATACCAGAAATACAGGAGATCCTAAAACAACTTAACTTCGATCTTGACGAAGATGTAGACTTAAAAACATTTTTAGCTAAGTATAATGACGAAGAGTTTATAGGATCTATCTACTCCAGTGCATTACAACAGTTAGGACACGATGCCTTAACTAACGTAGCTGATGGTGTCGACATGCGTAAGTTTGTACAACAACTTATACGCAACAAGATACACGTAGAAGCATTAAAAAGAGGTTTTGACATTGAGTCTGGTAGATACGAAAAAAATCTTCTAAAAATAGTACAGCCCAGTATTGACAACATAGCACGTAGATATGGCTATGCTTTGACTACCCAGATTAACAGCAATCTTAAGGCTGAACAGAAGGAAATACTAGATGATAAAATTAGAGTTTCTGCAACTTCAATCAACATTTCTCCAGAAAATGGTCAAGATAGAACTACCTTTACTGACAAAAATAGTTTAATTAAACAAATCTCTGTTGCTCCTACCTATGGATTCAACGGAGACATGTCTAAGGCTAATGATTACTATTTTGATAAAATAGGAGAGTTACTTGACAATAACAAAATAACTGTTGCACAAGCCAATGCTGTGCTAGAAGACTTACCTTATTCGGATTTTGCAACTCAAACAGATTTTGCAAATATTAGAGACTATATGGCATCGTTAGATCCAGAAAGCGAGTTCTTTTTAAAAGTATCTAATCGTGTAAAAGCAGTTGATGATGCTATTGAAAGAAAGTTTGAGACACAAAACACAGAAGAAGGTAAAATACATAAAAAATTACAAAGACCTTACGAGAAAGAAGTTAAATCATTGTATGAGTTAGCTGCTAAAAACAATAGAAAAGTCAATGCTGCCGAAGCTTTTAAAATTATACAAGGCTACTATGGAGATCCAAACCTTTGGGTTCCTAATCATCCTATAAAAGGTGTCAAACCAAAATTTATAACTGACTTAGAAACATCAATAGACTACTTAGGTAATAAAGACGTTGATGTACAACTTAAAAATGCAGCCTTAATAAATGGTTTTGATGGTGCTATACTCAAAGAAGTAGCTCTTTACAAAAAGAAAAAGGTAGGTGGCTTAGATGCTAAAGATTATTTTCTAGCCACTACACTAAAAGATGAGTTAAAAGCTTCTCTTATACGTTCAGAAAATCCGGGTGGTAAGTCTGACTTTGAAATACATGTAGATAACGGTAATGATCCAAAACTATTTGTACAGACAAAGTTAGAAGAAATAGTAGGTAAACTAAACAACGGTGACTATGATGCTACACTTGTAGTTAATAGTTCTAAGTTGGCATACCAGAAACAAGATCTTATACAGTTACATAAAGATAGTCAGGGTAGTACAGTAGACTCTAACACAGTATATGACGGTGAAGCTCCTTGGTTAGAGAAGTCTTTACTTTATGTACGAAGCGGTGGAGAGCTACACAAAGAAGTAATACAATGGTGGTCAGAGTTTAAGGTAAAAGATAAAGATGGATCGTTGATGCGTCCAAGAGAGTTAATGTTTAGACGACTTAATGCTTTAGGTGTGTTTGAAGATGATCCTCAAAAAGGTTTTTATGTAGATCCTAGACGAGAGTTTATGACATCTGATGAGATGAAGTTTGAAGATACAAACGGGCTAGTCGGTACAATGAACTTAATGACTAAAAACTCTTCGATTGATGGTGAACCTATGGGTGCTAAAATCTTACAGGCTTTTGCTTACAAACCCGCTGAAGAAGGTAAGGCTGGTCTTACAGAATATAACTATGTTGACTACGGTAACAATAGTAAGTTCGATAACTTTATGGATAATCTGGCAGCTAAGGTAGCTCCAGCATTAGGTATAAACCAAGACATGCGTATAACAATACAGGATCTACGTCTTTACAGGCCAACTGTAACAACTTTTGGAGGACTAGAAAGACCAAACTTGAATACTGATCTTTACCACATAGCTCAACAAAACCCTGACGCTAAGTTTGGTAGGTATGGTATTACAGGTAAACAAATTGTAGAGTTGTTTGACCAACCTGTGTTTAAAAAGTTTTTAGAAGATAACCCTGCTTTACAGTTTGATGCTAATTTTCAAGACTTTCTTGCGTTTGAGTCTATAAGATTCCAACTAAATCAAAGAAACTCCATACGTGGTATGAAGATAGAAGAGGGTCAACTTTCTGTAACTGATCTAACTATGTTTAGTGAAACAGAAATAGAAGCTATGAAGGAGATCTTTCCTAGATTAGCTAACTATAAATTTAGCCAGTTAAATATGCTATCTAAACCTGTTGCTGATCTTATACTTACTGAACTAGAAAAAGCACAGAAAAAAGATAAAGAAGAGGGTGGCAACAAAAACGTCAAGGCTTTCAAAAAACAACAGAGAAAAGAGAAAGCAGACGAAATAAGAGAAAGAACAAAACTGTTTAAGTAAAACACATGACAAATTCCTATGGATATAATGGAGTTGATGATGAAGCAATAGATGCTGGTATAACTGCTGCTAGAGATGCTATAGACGTTTATACTCAACGTGAGCAAGAAAAGCAACAGAGACAAGAAGAAGAAGTACAGGCAGAGGAGCAAGCTGTATCTGAACAAGTCGACCCACGTAATGCTGAAACTTGGGGTGCTAAGGCACTCATCAAAGAGGGTCAGTCAATACTGTCGGGCGGTTTACAAGATACGGCATCATCATTAGCAACATTTCCTGAGCGTACAATAGATGCGTTGTCAGGAGAAATGCAAAGAGAGAAACAAGAAAAAGGTTTCTACAAACCAGAATTTACACCATTTGATTCCTACGACAACCCTATTGAAACCAAAACATGGTGGGGTAAACAACTAAGAGCTCTAGTACACTTTGGTACACTTGCAGTCGGAGCAGTCGGAGCAGCTAAGGCTGTTGCAGCGACCGGTCTTGTAACTGTGCCAGCTGGACTTGTAGGTCTTACCAGTAGTAGTCTAGCTCGTGGTGCAGCTGTAGGTGCTGTGTCTGACCTTATATCAAAAGAGTCAGACGAACAGAACGCTTTAGGTGCACTATCTGAAAGATATGGCTGGGCTGACACACCGTTAGCAACAAAGGATACAGACCATCCTGTAATGATGAAAATTAAAAACATTGTTGAAGGTATGGGCATAGGTCTATTGTTTGATGGAATTGCATACACACTAAAAAAAGGTAGCAAGGGTGCTGTAGATCAAATCAAAGCACGTAACAAAAGTATAGATAAACAAACTATAGAAGCTGGCGTAGCACAACTACGTGAGGGTGAGGTACAGTTTAGGGCTGATAAAAACAGACCAGTAGCTGACCCACACCAAGGGGCACACATATCAGAAGTTGACCCACAGCAAGCTCGTGAACAACTATCACGCACACGTAACGAGTGGGGCTCAGAAGAAGGATCAGCAGGCTCTGTTACTACACCAGTAGAACGTGAGCGTATAGCATTAAAAAGTGGATCTGACGATGCAACAATCGAACGTATAGCTAGAAGTTTGATGAGTAGCGAAAAGTTTGCTAAAGAAATGGCTGCTGTAAAAGGCAACAGGCAGGCACTTGTCGCTAAGTTTAGAGAAGCTATAGAAGGGCATCAAGCTATTACAAATGGTAGAGATGCGTCAAACATGTCTGCCGGTGAATACCTAAAAAACTTGTTTGAAACAAATGATGTTATAGATGGTCAGGAAGTTTGGACATCTAAAAACGTAGTTATAGGTGACTTAGTTGTAGGTACACTTTTAAAACAACTACAGGATACAGGTATAGCTGGTAGAGAAATAGCTGATATAGTAGATATAAGCACTGTAGACGGCCCAACAAAGCAAATAGTAGATACTATGCTAACTGCTTTGTATGAAACAAAAAAGGCTAGACTGATAAAATCTGACTCATTTAGAGAGTTAGGTGCTGGTAAAAAACGTAAGGATGCTATAGATCAAGTTCTAAAAGAAGAGGTAAAGAACTCAAAAGAAGCTATACAGACTGTACTTAAGATTGCAGATGATGACGAAGATTTACTTATGGCTATGTACGAAGCTTTCTCAATGATGAAAGACGTAAATACTTTAGATGACTTTGACAGATGGGCAAGAAACGTGTTGTTAGGTGGTAAGTTAGAGCAAGGTGGTGTAGACCGTACTGGTACTCTTATTAGAGAGCTAGAAGGTGTCATGACTAATAGTATTCTATCTGGCCCTAAAACACCAGCTCGAGCAATTATGGGTACAGCTACTGCAACGTTTCTTAGACCTGTTGCTACGGCACTAGGAGCTTTTGCACGTGCACCTTTTACTGGAGATGTAGCTACTCTTAGAGCTAGTCTTGCATCAGTAAACGCAATGGTAGAATCTATACCAGAATCATTTACATTATTTAGAAGTAAACTAAACTCATACTGGAAAGGAGATATATCTTCTATCAAAACTAGATATTCAGAGTATACTAAAGGTGATGAAAACTG